AGAATCAAATGGCAGTCAATACAGCAGGCACATACAGGCTCAAAGGGGCGTCGCTCACGATCGACACGGGTGGCACGCCGATCACTTTGGAGATCGCGGCTCAGTCGTTCGGGTTGAATCCCGACCACAACTACGCAAGCCATCCTCGTACGGGAGGATCGGCACCGTTTGAGGAGTACATTGATACGACGTGGACGGCCATGCTCTCGTACATGCTCGGATTCGGCACGGACGGTATCCACACCGTCTTTGATTCACTCGCCGGCACGGAGGTCGATTGGCTGTTGGAGACTTCCGATGGCGTAGTGTCGGCCGACTATCCGACGTTCGCGTTTACGGCCACCGTTCCACCGTTGGGAATTGACGACACGGATTGGGGCGAGTTCTCGTCCGGAGACGTGGAGCTAAAGATCAAGGGCCAACCAGTCAAGGCCACGTCGTAGATCATGGCTCTACCAAAACTGGAGGAGCTAACCGGGTTGGAGCTACGTGAGGCCAAACGGGTGCTCGGTGGCACAGGGTTGATTACGGCGCTCGATACCGACTTTGAGGATGCCGTCTTTGCATACGTGTACGTGGCCGAGCGTCGGAGCGATCCGACGGTGAAGCATGGCGACGTTTTGCGGCGCTCGTTTGAGGACGTAATGAATGCGTTCAAAACGTCGAACGAGGAGACGGCGGCCGACCCAAAAGACGATACGAGTGGAGCCAACTAGCGATCTTCTGTCACTTCTGGCGGCTCTCTCCGGATCAAGTGGACGCCATGCCGATCGGGATGGTGAACGAGTTCCGGAAGTATCAGAACAAGTACGTGAAGGGCAAGGGCCGATAGATGCCGACGAGACGAGAGACGGGAATACATGCCGAGGGCGTCAATCAGTTGCTCCGGACGCTCGGCACAATGGGCAAAGAGGTCTCGGACTATGCGCGAGACGAGTCCGTGGATCTCGCCGATACGTTCTTGGGTCTCGTCCGTCGGGCCGCAACTGGAGCGGCCGAGTCGGCCGTAGCGGAGGCGTTCAAGGTGTATCGAGATCGGGTACCCAAGGTCGGTTTCACGGCCGGCAAACGTGCTCCGATCTCCGGTGCGCCGAGAGTCGGCGAAGTGTTCTACGGGTACGAGTTCGGTGGCCGGAGCCGGCCGACCACGAGGCAGTTTCCGGCGTTCGATCGTGGCGGAAATTTCCTATACCCGACACTCCGAGACGACGGCGAAGATCTCGCCGAGGATTGGTTTGATCGAGTGTTCCGATCGTTGGACAAAGATTGGGAGAGAGGGGCTAGATCCGTATGACTTCATCCTCCAGGGCGTTCCAAATCAAGATTGTCGGCGACGTGGCCGACGCCAAAAAGTCGCTTCAATCGCTCGATGGTAAAATTGGCAAGTTCGGGTCGTCCATGGCCGGCGTGGCCAAGCTCATGGGCGCAGCATTCGCGGCCAAGCAAGTGTTCGACTTTGGGAAGCAGGCCGTGGAGCGTGCCGAGGCTATGTCGTCGGCGTATGCAGCGGCGGCGAAGATCATCGACAATACGGGTGGCGCGGCGAATGTCACGGCCGACGGGTTGAAAAAGATGAACCGGGAATTGGCGTTCCAAACCGGGATTGACAAGCAGTTGATATCGGAGGCGTCCAATGTTCTTTTGACGTTCAAGGGTGTCGCCAATCAAGTCGGCGAGGGCAACGACGTTTTCAATCGGGCCAATATGCTCATGCTCGATATGTCGTCTGTGTTCGGTGGCGACGTGAAGGGTGCGGCGACGCAATTGGGTAAGGCGTTGGAGAATCCGATCAAGGGTGTCGGAGCGCTCGCCGAGGTCGGCGTGACATTCTCGGACGCGGAAAAAGAGAAGATCAAAGTGCTCCAAGAGTCGGGAGACATTCTCGGCGCTCAGCAAATCGTGTTGGCAGCGTTGGAGGGCCAAGTGGGTGGCGTAGCGGCCGAGACGGCCGACTCATCGGCGATCATCGGTAACGCGTGGAAAGAGGTGCAAGAGATCGTCGGGAATTGGCTACTCCCGGTGCTCGCCACGTTGGCCACGTTCGTCACCGAGACATTGCTACCCAACTTCATTGCCGGCATGGATTGGATCTCGGAGAAGTGGAACATGCTCACGTCGTTGTTTTCATCCGGCACAGACTCCAATATTTCCAAGTTCACCGAGTGGGCCAAAGAGATCATCGAGATCGTGAAAGGCCTCGTCGCTATGGTGTCGGCGATCGTGGAACGATTCGTAGTCGTCGGGATGGCGATATGGGAGAAGTACGGCGACAAGATCTCGGCCGTGTTCTCGGCCGTGTGGGGAGTCGTGAAGATCCAAATAGATCTCATCCTCGGCGTGCTCCGAGGGTTGATCGACTTCATTACGGCCGTGTTCTCCGGAGATTGGGCCGGGGCGTGGGATGCGGCCAAAGACATTGTGTTGTCGTTCTTGGAGTTCTTTGCCAAGTTTCCCGGCAAGATCGTGGAGTACCTACGCTCGGCCGTGGGTCTCGTCGGCAGCGCCGCGCTAGATCTCGGCAAAGCGATCATCAACGGCATCATCGGCTTCTGGAATAAGCTCGACCCACGTGTAACAATGTCCGTGCCGTCGTGGCTTCCAGGTATCGGTGGCAAGTCGTGGCAATCTCCGGATCTCATGCCGGATCTCCCAATGTTCGCCGAGGGTGGAATTGCGACACGGCCAACGGCCGGCATATTCGGCGAGGCCGGAGCCGAGGCGCTCATACCGTTGGATCGGGCCGGTGGGTTCGGAAACAAGACGTACCAGATCCACGTGGAGACGTTGGCCGGCGATCCGGTGGCGATCGGTGGAGCGGTCGTGGATGCCATAACCGAGTACGAGCGATCCTCCGGCACAGGATGGCGCGACGCGTCGGGGTTCTAGCTAGTGGCTACTCATACAATTGCGTGGAGTACCGACGGGTACAACGGCCTCATGGATTGGCTCGGTAAGAACAAGGGCGTAACCACGTGGGCACATCCGGAGACTTCCCGATCGCTCGTGGCCTCGTCGCAGTCGTCCACGTTCTCGGGCATGGTCTCTAGCCGGGCGTTGGATCAATCCACAAGTACGGGATCGGGCCGATCACATACAAACTCGGAGGAGTTCCCGTGGTGGCAACTCAAACTCGTGGACGCGGTGATAACGCCGACACACCTATCGGTACGGTCGCAAAATCACTCCAACGGGATGGACACCAAGTGGCGTGTCGAAGGGTCTTTAGACGGCGTGTCGTGGGACGTGCTCGGCGTGACTGCCACCAAAATCTCCAACAACAATTGGTACTCGCTGACAATCGCCGGCGCCGGGCCGTATCAGTATTTCCGGATTATCCGGTACACGACATCGGCTCACCTAATCATCGGCGAGGTGGAGATATGGGGAGAGTACGACGACTCGGTACCGTCTCCAGACTATGCAGGCGAGGCCGAGTTTGCCGTGCCGTCAACGGCCGGTTGGAACGGCCTCGTCTATTGGCTCGGCCGTGACAAAGACGGCGACGCCGACGGGTCGTCGTATGCCAATCCCGATACCAACTCGTCGGGTGGCGTCGATCGTGTCACGGCGTCGATCTCGGCTCTACTCGCCGGCGGCTACACGGAGTATGGGCCGTTCGACATATCGGCCGGCTCGACGTCTCGGGCGCATTCCACGAACACTGCGCCGACGGCCACGACTCCGTATTGGCGTATCGACCTACTGTCGGGTAACACGTTCACGCCGAGCGCAATGGCGATCCGTGCCACATCGGCCGGCGGCTCCACGAAGCTCCGAAACTTTGTAATCGAGGGATCAAACGACGCGACGACTTGGACGGAGTTGTATGACGTTCCCGACGGGTCAACGGGCCCGACACAAAATGGATGGTTCATAGCCGATCTCTCATCGGTAACGGACGAGTACCGATACTTCCAAGTGCGCGGCTACGGATTCGATTCAAGCGGCGTGTCATACTATTTGACGATCGCGGGATGCGAGTTGTACGGCGTCTACAATCCCGACCCGGTTGTGCCACCAGAGCCGACGGGTGAAACGGGTTGGCTCAATGTCCGATTCAAAGTGGAACTCGCAACGGGCCTACTCGCCACCGAGGAGATAGCCGGAGCCGAGTGGGATAACGTGGCGGCGTTGTGGGATGACGCAGACACGTTGTGGGGCGGCGCCGACTACGAGTGGACGGACATAACCGACGACTACACGAGCCTACGGATCAAACGTGGCCGCGGACAATGGGGCCAACACTATCGGGCCGGCACGGCCACCGTGAAGCTCTTGGACGTGCTCGGGTTGTACTCGCCGAGCCAACCTCCAACGGCCGATCTCGTGTTGACGGCCGGTGGCCTCGTCCGGATCTCGGCGATCCACGGTGCCAACACGTACACGGAGTTTGTTGGCAAGATCCGGCGAGTCCAAGCACCGCGGAAACCGGGTACGGCGCCGATCGTGACCATGGATCTCGTGGACGCATTCGCCGATCTAGCGGCCGAGAATCGGGTGGCTACGACGGCTCACGGCGCCGGCCAATTGCCGGGCCAACGTGTCCGGGATCTCTTGGATTCGATCAACTGGCCCGACGAGTACAGGTCGATCGGTGGCGGCGTGGAGACTTTGCAGGCCACAACGGAGCAAGGCAACCTACTCGCCGAGTTGTACCTAGTCGCCGACTCCGAGGGCGGCGAGCTTTA